ATTCAAGAACACCAGCAACTAAAAGATACTTTAAATACAATGCTTTTGGCATTCAGCAATCAGGTACATTTACCGCAGATTTAACGCTTTCTAATATTCAAACCAATCTACCAGGAAGTGACTTAATGAGATTAAGCGGTGGTAAATGGACTTATTATCCTGCCTTAAAGAATGTAGTAATACGTTATAATCATTTTGCTAAACAAAACTTATTAGCAGGTGTAGAATACAACTACGCAACCAATACTACTCCGGTAATTACAACCACTCCTACATTAGATGCATCTAATCCGGATGCTCGTTTGTCATACACTGGCATACTTGGATTTTATGCACAGGCCTTAAATCCTGCTAATTTTGAGGCTTATCAATTTGTATTTGCCGTTAAAGTAGTATCAATAATTAATAGCTTTCCTTTACAAGGTTTTGAAAATGCAAACTGGACATTAGGAAGTGGATGGATTATTGATAATAAAATATTAAGCGGAGTTTTAATTACAACAGACGCATATTACACTACATTTTCAGTAGTCAATGGAAGAAAATATTATGTTAAAATAAAAGTTGATATTGATAATAATGGTGAATTATTATTAAGTTTAGGAGGTGTAAATAAAACAATTACAGAGAGTGGCGATTACGATTATGTTATTATTGCTACAAATACAGATACATTAAAATTTAGTAGTGTATCATCTCCAAGGTTTACAGGAAAAATAAAGTCTTTAGAAGTTAAGCAAGAAAATAAATATTTAAAAAGAGGTGTAAATTATACAAGTGGATTTAACTTTCAATTAGAAGCTGCAAGTTGGGAGAGTAGTTTTTACGAATACGAATTTAATACTGAAACTATAACGGCTGATGCTGCTTTTGTTGCATATAAGACGATCACCTTTGATACTTTAGATATACCAGATACTGCGGAGTATATTTGGGAAATGCGATTAAAGCAAATGAGAAACGAGGCAGGAACAAGTATAATTTCCAACTTTGCCGTATCTTATTTACTAAGCAATAATTACCTTGAATTTCTTCCTACTGGTGCCGTATCAGGACAAAGCGATATTCTTGAATATGGTTCTGATAACGACGATAAATCTTCCACAGTTTTTAGCCTTGATACATACATAGGTGATGGGCCAAGTAAAACAACAGATGGAGGATTAAAGGTTCTTGAATCTGGCACGTATGAAAATAGTAGCAGCTGGGATGTAGGCAACGGATCGGGCTTTAATAACGTCACACAGCTATTAGTAAATGAAGTTATACGCGGTCAACTTACACCAAAGCTACGCATGGTAGATATGCCATTCCAAAATTTATCAGTTGATAATCCTTATTTACCTCATAAAGTTATAGAATATTCATCCGGATATTACGTTTTTGAAAGAGGAAGTTTAGATTTAAAAACAGAGATTTGGCAAGGTGATTATTTTAAAATAGAATTAGATGCCTAACTACACAGAACGCACAGTATTATCTAAACCTCGTGACTTTAATCAAGTTGCAAACAATGCCGGAAGTGGTGGAGTGGTTAATAATAATGTCACTGAAACAATTAATAATGTTACCGTTACAGGTTCAGCCATTGCAATATTTAATCAAGAATTTCTTGATACTAATTCTAATGTATTGACATGGACACAGAATAATGGAAAGTTACCCACAACTAATTTAAACGCATCTATTCACGTTTACCAGAATGGGCAAAAATTAGTAGATAGTCAATATACTATCACATTACCTGCAACAATTACTATTGATTCAAATACGCATTACGATGGAAGTAATTACATTGTATTTGCAATAAACATAAACTAATGGAAGAAATTAAACCAAAAAAAGAAAGAAGGTTTTTAAAAGCCATGGGCGAAGTAGCACTTACTTTAGTGCGTGAACTGCTTTTAAATGTCGGTAAAAAACTAATAAACAAATCGGGTAACAAAAAACAAGGCCTTGTTCTTGCTTTTATTATTTTAGCTTCTACTGTTGCTTTTGCCCAATATCCAACAACGACCAACAAACAAAGATTGGGTTTCCAGACCACCGCCGACGGGCTTGTTTGGCGCGGTTCAATTTCCGACACAGCATCCATACAACCAATAAACAACCAAAACGCATGGGTAATTATTGACACAATAAATTTAAAATTATACTCTTTTGATTTTACTTCCAACGTTTGGAATTTAATTAGCGGTGGTGGTGGTTCTAGTTTTACACAGCCTGTAGATTCATTGTTTTTTAATGTAGGTGTTCCTACGAACAATGTCGATACTGCAAAAATGCGATGGGATTCTGATTTGGCAACCGTTGTTTTAGGTTTAAATGACAATGTACCAAATGAAATTGGATTTAAAAACTTTTGGTTAGTTAAGAATCAAACAGGCTCGACCATTACCAAAGGTAGTATTGTTTATGCTAATGGCACGGTTGGCGCAAGTGGCAGGATAACCGTTGCAAAATTTATTGCCAACGGCTCAATAGATGCAAAGTATTTACTTGGAATAACGGCACACGATTTAAGTAATGGTGAGGATGGGTATGTTATTTCATTTGGCAAAATAAGGCAGGTTAACACTGATACCTTTGCGGCTGGTGCGATCCTTTACCCTTCGCCAACGGTTGCAGGTGTTTGGACAGACGTTGAACCAGTTGCACCTAATATTGATATGCCTATTGGCTTTTGTATCAATTCAGCAATAAACACAGGAACAATAGCAATACGAGTGGCATCGGGTTATAAATTATCAGAGCTTCATGATGTTTCAATTACATCACCTGTTGAAAGTTCATCTTTGTATTATAAAGGTGGTTTATGGAGAGATACAACGGCAGCGTTATTAACAAGCGAGGCAGCATCAACATATTTAGCTTTGACAGGTGGAATATTAACAGGATCATTAACTGGTACAACGGGAACGTTTACAGGATTAAATATAAACAATACAACTACACAAGGCATATTTACTTTACAAGGAGCAGATAATAATACTCCAACGCGGATTGATTTTAAAACGGGAAACGAAATAAGAAGGCAAATAATAGTTCCAACCTCTGGAAGTAGTATGCAATTCAGAACATCAACTATTGGAGGTACTCAAGGAGGTTATAGTTTTTATACTCGCAGAGATCCAAATCCTTCTGAATTTTTAGCTTTCAATATTGATTTAGATGGTAATTCTAATTTTTACGGCACTCTCGGTGTCACAGGCGCAACGACTTTATCAAATCTTGCTGGCACAGGCTCTCGAATGGTTGTTGCAGGTTCTGGCGGCTTACTTTCTACACAGGCTATTCCCACAGGCACTGTTACCTCTGTTAGTGGTAGTGGTGCAATATCATCAACAGGAGGTACAACACCAGTTATAAGTGTAGCTACTGCGGCTTTTGGAACTGCTGGAATTGTAAGCTCAACAGGAACACAGCAATTTAGTGGAGATAAAGTATTTGAAGGATATACTCAATTTAATGGGATAGCTTTTTTTAAAAATTACACCTATCAAGCTACAAGGCTCGCAGGATTATCTTCTACAGATAGATTTGCTACAGTTACATTAGGTAGTGGTTTATCTTTATCGGGTGGTATATTAAGCGCAACAAGTGGAGGAGTTACAAGCGTTACTGCATCTACGCCTTTATCATCTTCGGGAGGTACTACGCCTAACATTACTATTACAGATGCAGGTGCTGCATCTTCGGGAGTAGTAAACACTACTACTCAAAGTTTTGCAGGAAACAAAACATTTACAGGTACATTAGATGTAAGTTCTACAGGTACATTTGGAGGAAGAGTAAAAACTAATTGGTTAGAGCGAAATTATGCTTATTCTACGAGTTCATCTTTTACAGTAAGTGTAAATACCACATGGCAGGATATAAATACAAGTGTTTTGACAACAATAACTCTTCCAAATGCAGCTACTTATCCTGGAAAAGAATTACATATTCGCCAATCAGGGGCAGGTCAAATAATATCTTTTTCTTCAAATATTATTCCTTTTACATCGCCTCCTACTGGAAGTCCTGTAACATCTATTTTAAATCCAACAACTAATAGAGCGGTTACACTTGTAAGCGATGGTACAAATTGGATAATGATGCAAAGAAGCGAAAATTAATAATTAAAACACATGAAAACAACCTTAATAAACTTTTTGCACCTTGGTTATGAAAAAATAACATACGCGATTTGTTGTGGCTGGATATTTTCATTTTTCATACCGATTAAAGGATTCTTGATATTTACAATTTTCGTGGTTTTTGCGGACATGGGAACCGGAATTCTGGCTGCAAAGAAAGAGCAACAAAAGATAAATAACAAAGAACTTTACAGAACAATGGAAAAGATAGTCGTTTATTTCTGTGGCATACTGATTTTCGAGGGTGCAAGAAATACTTTTTCCCTTCCATTCAACATTACGTACATGGCGGCGTTTTTAATAGCAACGGTGGAGCTTTATTCTATTTCGGAAAATATTAAACGCATTACAGGCGTAAATCTTGGCGTTTTAATCACACGTTTTTTTAATCGTTAAAATAAATAATATGCAGACTAATTTAAAAGAGGCATTGAAAAATGCAGATGGAATAAAGTCACCAATGGGTGATGTGGCTTGTTACTCAATGAACTTTGCGGAGCTGGCTTCGGAGATAAACGTTCATCTTGAGGGCAACAAGGTGAAATTCACGTGGCGAGAATACATCCAACTTGCCCAAATAATTTGGGATAAGATAAAGGAAACATCAAGGGAATGCGCTGGAAAGGAAATTGAGGTGAAATTACCTGCAAAGTTATCAATCGTAGGTGCGGCTTTCGCATTGATTGGATTCAAATTATAGGCGCAGAAGAATCGCTACCTTAGGCAGCCGAGGGGAGTAGATTAATTTCTATTCCCCTTAAAAATAATAAAAAATATGAAAGCAAATGATTTTGTAGTATGCGTGGATGCTGGGCATGGTGGGTTAAGAAAAGGGATAGGGCCTGATAAATACGTTACATATCCATCAAAATGCTTCCAACATAAGCATGGTAAATTCCATTCTTATGGATGGTTTTTTGAAGGCGTGTTCAATCGCTCTGTTGCCAACTTTCTTGAGCAGTTTCTTATTGATTATGGTTTCCAAGTTAAGCCAGTATATGAACCTATCAATGATACATCACTTAACAAACGATGCCAGCTTGTAAATAGCTATTCTACATTAGGCGAAGCAACTATACTTGTTTCCATTCACGGCAATGCCGCAGCTTCAACAACTGCCAGAGGATGGGAAGTGTTTACCTCTCCCGGTGAAACAAAGTCGGATCTCCTTGCTACCATGATAGGCAATGAAATAAAAGATGCTACTCCGGGCTGGGTGCATAGGCATGATTATAGTGATGGTGACCTTGATAAAGAAGCAAGGTTTCAAATGTTGACAGCTACAAAGGTGCCGGCAGTGTTAACAGAGAATGGATTCTTTACCAATTATAACGATGCTGTGTTAATGATTGACAGAGAATGGCAAGAGGCAATAGCTAAAGCTCACGCAAAGGGAATACTTGAATATGCCATTGCGCAAGGTGTGGAGTGGTAATAAAAAAGCCGCAGGAATAACACCTGCGGCCAAACAAAACACTATTACTCACCACTAACCTATGTCTTCAATATCTTTTTAAACATATTAGATGCTTTGGCTTTTACTTCATCTTTTTCACTCGTATTATTTATAATCATAAATAATATAGCTAACATTCTTTCCGGATTCATATACTCTAAAAACTTCCTTCCAGAGCCATCGTTACCGGAGTAAAATTGCAATATACCACTATTAGTATTTACAACATTATTTTTATTTATAGGTTTAGGGTATTTCTCAACCATCATTAAACCTTGCTTAATTTCGTTAGTTTTTAAAAATTTAGTTATTTCCATTACTGTTTATTTTTAAAAGTGTTAGTTTAGTTTCTTCTTGTCGTATCCTGGTGGCTAAATAATCGACGTAAAAATAATTAATCTTTCGTCTCATTGTCTCCTCCATGTATGCCAGGTTCAACCGGTGGAGTTTCTTTTTTATAACCAACTCTTGCATCATTTTCGTAATAAGTTTTAGAAATTAACGCTATTTGAAAAGCGTCTATTTCGTCTTGAGATAGTTTTTTATTTCCATGCACCTCTAACTTCATCGCCTTTATGACTGACATACAATAATCAATAGTCCATTTGCTGCCTTTGTGCTGCGGTGAAATACCTTTTACTTTATGGCCATTTAATTCTAATAAGTCAATGATAGTCCTGGATGCTCCTTGATTCATGCCTACGTTTCGGCTAATCTTGTTACTGGCTTTTACATTGGCGTGTTTACGAAAAGTGATATTTTGGAGGGAAGAATCTTCTACACAAATAGCACAATCTCTCTCCCATGTTAGGCTATCCATTATCCATGCAGCCAGATTCTTGTACCTTCCAAAATAAACTTTCTTATCATCAATCACGCATACTGCCAAACCATTTAGCCTCATGGCTGGATCTATCCCTACGAATTTCATCATAATTTATCTTTTTATTTAAGAAGTTACGTTTAACATACTTACTTACAAATTTTAACAAATCATGATAGTCATAGTATTTTTTACCATGCTTCCATATTCCCATCAATGGAAAATATTCTAATTGCTGTGTTCCAAAAGTCATGAATAAGCAGTTATCATAAGTAGTCCTTGAATAACCATCCCACAAGTTTATGCCATCTAACATATCATAGTGAATAGTATCAACTGTATAGCTATCATCAGCTTCACTATAATAGCATCTTTCCAACATCTTATCTCCTATCTTTTCAAGGCTCATAGTATTATATGCCATGAAGTGATTGTTCTGACCATTTACAGTAGTTACTGCCAATACTAACATAATAGCTAATGATAATTGTACACTACGCACTGTAGTGTTCATTTTAACGGGCTCTTTTTCTTTCTTTGATACATTGCGCTTTCTTGGTGCTTTCATGCCAATACCGTAGGCTTCTATGCCTTTCTCGATAAATTGAATTTCTAAGAAATATCCAAAGCAAATAACAGTACCTATAAAAATAAACATTGCGTAAAACTCCGCACCAGTGCTTTGACCTTGAATAGAAAAATACAATTCTAACAATGAAACTACGGTAGCACCTGCAGCAACCTTGGCTGGGTAAGGTGATCTCTTTTCACTTGGATTTAAAAAGTCAATAAAGACAATAGCAAATCTGCCAAACTGCAACATAAGAGAAGCAGGGATAGAGAGCAGTAGAGGAAGTGGAAGGAAGTACACGTTTAGTGCAGCTGTGATAAGGTAAGTTAAAATAATACCTACAAAAATAATCTTTGGCATGGATGAAGCGATGTCATTAAATAGCCATTCAAAAGTTTGATTGTTAAAATTTCTTTTCATTTTGTTGTGGTGTTTAGTGATTGTCATAATGACATTACAAAAGTAATATAAAATAAATAAGTTGTATATATTTATGTAAAATAATTATAAAAAAAGTGCTAAGAAATAATCTTAGCACCTAAATAATTGCTACTTATGCTTAAAATACCTAATCTTTTGGTTTGTTTTTATTAAACATCTCCCAGGATGACATGACCCTTATTTCTTTTGTTGCTGTTTCAATCCGCAATTCTTTAAACCTATCAATAGCTTCTTCAAGGTTCTTTGCGCTTACTGATACGCTTTTACCATCCTCATATTTGATGACATATTTATTCATTTCTACTTCCATAATAAATCGTATAAATAGTAAATAATCCATAAAGCAGTTACTACTCCACCAACGGTGACAATGCCTTTAGCTGCCATGTTTGCCAATTCTTTATTTTCTTCACTCATCTTTATTTATTTAAATAATTTTTACTTGCTACTGGTTCACTGCCTTGATTAGAATATTTAGCATCCTCTTTTTTATCATAAGTAACTTTAGGCATCTCGCTTATTTCATGATAAACAATTTGCGCTATCTTCATGCCAGGATAAATCTTAATTCTTTGCACTGCAATGAGCTCCAGTGTCCAATGACCTTTAAAGCCAACGTCTCCGAATCCTGCTGTGACGTGGACAAATAATCCTAATCTTCCAAGTGATGACTTTCCTTGTATCACTGGCACATGGCGCAGTGTCTCTGTGTATTCAACTGTGGAAGCAAGGTAAATAACATTAGGCTGCAATATTAATCCTTCCGGAGGAATCACCATCGGTGCGCTAAGATTCTTTTTTCTTACATCCAATATACTATCTGTATATAGTATTAAAGTGTTATGAAGAGTTAAATCATAGCTATTCGTTCCTAAGTTATTAGGATTAAATGGCTCAATTACGATGTTACCTTCGCTAATTTCGTCGTTAATTGTCTTGTCTGTTAAAATCATTTTGTTTCGTTTTTAAAAGTTTCGTTGTAATATTCTTCAAGGGACATATTATTTTCAATGTGTATAACAGCCGCTTTACCATCATTGTAAGCTTGTTTTATATTCTGCTTTTCCATTTCTTTGGCTATACTTTGTAAATGTATAAATTGGTGTCCATTTTTTACATCAATTAATTTATCCTTTATAATTTTTTCAACTAACCATTCAACTGCCGTTTGTTTAGTCATTTTGTTTCGTTTTTAAAAGTTTCGTTGTAATATTGTTCAAGAGACATATTTAAAGATTTATGAAAATTAGATGCAAGATCCGATCTACCGTCTTTGTAAGCTTGCATTATCTGCTCCTTTTCCATTTCTTTGGCTTTTATAACGGCATCTCTTATAAATAAGTCTTGCGTAACTGTAAAATTAACTCTTCCAATAATTTCACTAAATTCTTGTAATAAATATTCAACTGCTGTTTGTTTCATTTGTCGTATTTTTTACGGTTATCAAATTCCTTTTTTGTATAATAATATTCGGTGAGCATTGCAGCATTAGCCTGTAAATGCGCTGCGTGAAGTAGTCCTGATTCTGCATCTATATCTTCTCCCAGCCTTATCGCTTCCAGGTGCCTCATTGCACTGGCTATTACCTCTGTCCATGGCATACCTTTCTCCCAATTACCCTCCGGATATTTACCAAGTGCCTGTGTCCATATTTTAGCATATTCACGATTAGCAAGGGCAGGAATAAGGTCGTAGCGCAGTTTATCAGAGTTGTGGCGAAGGCCTCTAACTTCATCGTAATCTTTCATATATTAAATGCTTTTAAAGAGTGTTGAAAACAATTAGAACGCAATTTTAACTCACATAACATATCCATAGCTATTTGCATAGTTTCTGCCTGTGTATCTCGCGTAATTCTTAGCTTCCAAAAGTTTATGTAAGCTAATAAACTTCCTGTCCAAATAAAAGTTGTTTCAAGATTTAGAGGTAAAATAGTACGCGCCTGTTCCTTTGCCACTCCCAGCTGCAAGAGCTCATGGTAGGCAGTGGCGCAATAACTTATTACAGCATCTTGCATTTTTAACGCTATAACATTATCTACTTCATTTAAATGTCCTCCGCTACCTTGCTTACTACTTTTACTCTGTATCCTAAAATCTTCTATCTTATAATAGTTATCTTGGAAGTCAACATATCTGCCAGATATAGAATTAGCAGTCAATCCTACCTGATGCTTAAACAACTGCCTTTCTACAAAGATAGGGCAGGTGATTCTGTATTGCAGCTGTGGATGGCGAAAGGGAGAGGTGTGATTGTGTTCTGCCAAGTATTTAATCAACTTCTCATTCTGCTCCACAGTGTAGTTACTGGCTTCCTTGCCAAAGGAAACGCGGGCCGCATTAGCTACCATTTCATCGTTTCCAAATATTTCTAAAAGTTCTACTTTCATTTTAGTGGTTTTTATAAAAAAATGCCTGTCTGTTCCAGGCTGCCAATTCATCCTCTGACGCAATCAAGCCGAAAGAAATGTTTAATCCGCTCATACACTTCACTTGACTCCGAGGTCTGCAAATGTCTTATGTAGCCATGTGGCCTACTAATATTCTCTCTTGCCTAAAGCTACTTAACAATGTCCTGTAATTATCAGACGTTACTAATAATAACTTTTGCACTGCTCTACACTGCTCAAAGATCGCAGTAGCTTTAGGATACTTACCTTTTACATAGTAGTCAGTCAAAGTAGAAGAGTGTTTTATTCTTTTATACTCCTCCTCTGGCATATCACGAATGCAGCTCATCATCATTTGGGCAAAGATACTTTCATTCATTCCACTTATTACAGTGTATCTTGAATAGTATGCAGACAACTGCCGGAGATACTCGTCGCACTCATCCAACATCTCTGCCGATGGTGCAGTAGTTATCCAGGCATTTACTTCTTCACAGAATGCCTGTATCTCCAGCATCTTACTATTCCACTCCTTCATCTTTGACTAATATAAGTGTGACTGTTTTTGTTTTCTCCTCCGCTATACCAATGTTTATCTCCTCTCTTTTCATTTGCTCAATCTCATATTCCTTATCTATTATATTATTAGAAAAGGTATAGGACTTTCTTTGATAAGTAGAATAAGATACTAAAGCACCATGTACATCCATAGCCATTTTATTATCTTTTAATAAATACATTAACTGATCTTTTATTTTATCTTTTGTATAATCCAATGCTTTTAATTCTTTTGTAATTTCTGCATACTTTGCCATTAACTCACCAATATAACTACTATTATATCTTTCGTATGCCTCGCTAATCTCTTTCGCTGCCTTCCTTATCCTTGCTTCTGTTGCAGTTAATTCTTCTGTATTAAACACATACATAAAACTTTCATGCTCACCAGCCCATGACAATGTTTTGCCTCGAAGTTTTGTTTTCCAGTAGCTAATCACAGAGGTGGGCATAACACCAAACTTATACCACAGTATTAAAGAATAAGTCTGCATCTGCAAAGATTCTTGTAGTCGCTGTGTTGACCATGGAGCGGTGCCTGTCTTGAAATCTATAACCATTTCAAAATCTTTGGAACAATTATCTATATATCCTAACATTTTAAAATCTCCAAAATCATGCTCTAACTTATATTCAACATGAGGATAAAGCAAAGTAATTTCTAAAAAGCCTTCTGGAAAGTTAAAATCTCTTTGAACACCTGCAGCATAATCTTCTATATCCTTTGCAAATTGTTTGCCAAATTCAAGGAAAGGTGAAGGAGGATCGGGAATGCCGATAAAGTATTTCTTTTGGTAGGCAATTGGATCGCTCTCCCATAGGTTAATCTGTGATACAGATAGATGTTCTTTTGGTAATTTAAGCATGGTTACTTTGTTTTAAAGCTATAATAATTCAAGTTTTTTAATTAATATATTTACTTCTTCCTTAAGAATATCAATAGAATATTCTATTAAATCATCTACAAGTCTTTGTTCGCCAATATAAATATTACCAGATATTTTATTAAATGATATGCTATTTATGTCATTTAATTTTAAAAGGCTAATTGTTTCGTTTGCACTGTTTATACGTTGTAAAATATCAGATGCTTTTTTAGCTTGCTCTAAAGTCATGGTAAGTTGTTTTAGTTTTTAAAAAAGTGCCAGCGCAGATACTGGCACGTATAGAGTCATTCATCTCAATTTTTGAAACACCTGTATAAAGATAGTAGAAGTTGCGGCAGTTGCATTGTCATGTGGTATTTCTGCTTCTATTAACTTGTTATAAATGTCAATGTATGTCTGTGTATAAATAGCAGACAGTTCAAAGGCAATGGCTGCAAGGTCAGGCTTCTCTGCCTCTGCTTTCTCCTGTTCTATCACTGGTACTGCGGTAGGTGCTGCTGGTGCAGATTCTACATATTTTAATTTCCCTTTATCATCTATAACGTCAATAACTTCTCCTTGCTTTAAACTTTGTATAGGATCGCCAGGCTTTCCATATATCCTTGCTTCCTTGCCATCGGCAAATACCACCAGAATGTTTATAGATGGGCCATACTGCCCTTCTCTCGGTGCGCCTGCACTATATTTAACTTTTGCTTTAGTGATTATCATAATAGTCTTCTCTTTGAGCGTCTAATCTTTTTAACTCCTCTTCCTCTGCCCAGTTTTGCAACTGTTCAGCAATCCATTCAAAGTCTATTGCCTGTGCCATAATGCTATTAAACAGCACTTGTTCTTTCGGTAGTAAATCGTTAAAATTAAACAGTGCATCAATGGCCTTGCTTATGCCTTCGTCGGTGATGTCACGGAGGGCAAGGTGATTATCTACAATGTAGTCTAAAACGTCTTGGCTTGCCTGATTCATTTGTTCCTGTGTTCTTCGTTAAATACTATTGTTTTTTGTAAATACTCAATCGCTGTTTTGTGCAAAAAAGCATGGGCATGGTTACAGCGAGTATACTCCTCTTCGTTTACCGGTAGTTGATTAAGTTCGTGTAATACATCCTCGTAAACTCGTACTCCATTCTTATCAAACAGATTTTTTACAAGTACATTAATACAAATTTTTGTAAGAATACCTACAATTTTTTCGTCTCTTTCTTCTGATGTCATGATGTTTTGTTTATAGTGATAAATAATTATTTCTTTCTCCATTCAAATCTAACATCCTCTTTCATCCAAGTATAGCTGTGTAGCAAATTACCTTTTTTGCCAATAACTTCACCTAAAAA